GCCAATACCTTCTTTTAATCTATCTGCTACAGGTTCTAGTTTACTTTGTAGACCAGCTAATCTTTCTTGAAGTTGTGGCATTGTTTCACCAGGAAGTAGTTTTTTATCTTCAGAAGAAATTTCCTGTGCTTTAACTAGCTCAGGATTACTTTCAAAGAAAACTGATTCAGCTACACCTTCTGGTAAAGTAGTAGGGTCTACTGTAATAGGAAATTTATTATTACCAAATAATACTTCTACTATCTGACCATAAGCTGCTAATACTTTAGTCTTAGTAACCTTCACAAATACTTGAGATTTTTCAGTGCCTGAGAATTGTACATCAGGTCCATAGATACCACGATAATTTCTATACGCTTGTATCCAACGAGTCTCATCAACCTCTCTACCTGTAGAAGCTTTAGAATAAGAATCTTTAACTAAGTTTATAATTCTGCCAGCGGAAGGATCACTGTAGTCTTCTTCTTTGTTATCTTCTAAAGCAGATGACTCAGAGGAGTCAAATAACATTTCATTATCTAGTGTTTCTTCTTCTTCCATTTTATTTCCTTAATATCCAAAAGTTGGGTCACTCATTTGAAATCCACTTTTTTGTGCAAACGGATCAAAGTCAAATAGGCTACTTCTTGGTCTTGTCATAACACCGTACCTAAGTGCATCATATAAGTGATCTTCAGAATGAGTATCTACATCTTCAGGGTTATTTTTATCTAAAGGTAATGCTGGTAGTTGTGATATAGTGTTAGTGCAGTTATTAAAAAATACAAGTCTAGGTTGTTCAGTATACTCATCTACTTGTAATCTTCTATGTAATTCGTTTTTACCAGCTACTCTAGATCCTTTACTACGATCTGCTGGTCTCCATCTACACCCACGCATAATCATTTGTTCAGCTAATGATGGGCCTGTATCTCCACGTTTGTGCCATAAAGAAGAGTCAAGAACTCCGTATCTAATACTTTCACCTTCTTCTAGTTCCATTATTTTATCTGCTAAATCAGTAGCAATAACTTTAGTTACATATAGTTCTCTATATACAATTAACTGTTCTGATGGTGATACAGCAATCCAAACAACTCCTGTATGAGATCCGTATCCATAGTCACAAGCTCTAAATTTTACCCAATTACCAGGTATATTAAAAGGACTAATAACGTGTATATTCCTATTCCACTCAGGAAATGCTGATCCTTCATTAACGTCCCAATCACCTTGAAGTAATTGTTTACGCTGGTGCTCAGGTAATGAAAGTAAGTTAGCTTCATAGAGTCCGTCATCAGATAAATAAGGATTATCAAATAATGTTGCAGGTATAAACCTACGTTTAAATAAAGGCTCTCCTTCTCGAGAGTGACCTTTAGGCCATTTTATTGTTTCTCCTGTTTCTGCATCTGTAGCCCAGAAAGATTTATTAGTTGGAGAAGGATCAATAAAAAGTTTTTTTACCCAAGTATGTCCAGGACCACCTGGGTTTGTTGTAGCTCTTTGATATAGTTTTAAATTACTATCACGGGTAGTTCTTAATCGTGACCTCATATAGTTCCAAGGGTAAGGAGAAGGCCATTGTGTAAGCTCATCAAAACCAATCCAAGAAAAAGCTTGTCCTTGATAACGTGTAACATCATCATCTCTATCAAGATAAGATAACCAAAGTGTTGCACCTGAAGGTGCTACCCAAGTCTTATCTCTTTCCATAAACTTAATACCTGGTATTGCTTCTGGGTATATTTGTTTAGATACAGATATAAGTTCTCTAAGTTCTTCTGTTGTCCTACGTACTAACAAACCTCTAAATGAAGAATTATTTAAATAACGTACTGGATCTGCAAGCATGGCAAAACTTTTTCCCCCACCTGCTGCGCCTCCATATAAAACCTCTTGTTCTCCAGCAGAAAGAAATTCTGTCTGTGGCCCAGGATTTGGTTGAAAAATAACTTTCTGAGCTGCTTCTACTTCAAACTCTTTAGGCTTCGGCTGTGCTAATACCGTTTTCGTAGTATTCAATTTTTCTTCCACCGATACGTTGTTCTTCAAGCTTCTTTGCTTTTTCGGACGCTTCTTTATACCGTTGGGCATAGTAGTGTTGAGTCGAGGCTTCTTTTTTACGTTTTTGTTCAAGTTTAATTCTTTTCATTAAACCCACATGGGAGATATATCTTTTAGATTCTTCACTTAACCAATCAGCTACATTTCTAAGACTATATTGTTTAAGGTATTTTTTTGCTTGTTCTAATAATTCTAACTCTTCTGGGATTGGAAGTATTATATCATTATCTTCTGGGTCTTGTCTATAGCCAAAAGGAATTATTCTTCCTACTCTTACTACAGGTTTCCATACAAGGCCATCTTCAGTTTGTTCTGGCATAGGTATCTTCCAAGTTTTATTCGTCGTCATCTTTTTTAGGTGGTAAAATAAATACAGGGTTTTCAGATTTTATTTCTACTTTATCTGTTTTTACAAACCCAGCCCTATCAAGAACATCTTTAGAAGCTGCTAGCTTTTCTTTATTACCAAGGTCAGTAGGATTAGCTATTACTTCTAATAAAGAGTATGCAGCACGAGTTCCTGCCGCTGCTAAAAACTTACGTGTTAAATCATTTACCTCTTCTTGAAGAGCTGCCATAATAGTAGTAGAGGATACAGTATCACTGTACCCAGCTAATTTCTTAGCGGCTACAGGATTACCACCAGCCCCATCAAAAAGAACATCTAAAAATTTTTGTTGTTTTTCTGTAAGTTGTCTAGTCACTAATTACCACACTGACATTGTTCACAACAGTTACATTTAATATTTAATAAAGAACGTACAATACGCTCTAAGTATTTATATATAGATTTAATATACTTCATAATATTATCCCCTATTTAAATGCAATAGCAACACCGATTGATAAGTCAGTGTATTTAAAGTCTTTGTCTAAAGATAGTTTAGAATAAGCAGAAAGACTTTTACTTATAGTCATTGTGCTTTTTACTGATGCACCAGCAATAGCAAATGAATTTCCACTTGCATATCCCCAATCTAGTGCTGGTCTAATTGATAGTCTAGATAGGTTAGCTGTAACACCAACATCACCTGACCATTTCTTAGACTTAATTCCGTATTCAATAGATGCATCTGGCTTTATCATGGATAAAAGACCACCTTTTACAACTCCTTCAGCTTGTGCTGACATTGCCGTTAGTGTAACAATAACACCTGCAATAAATAAATTTTTCATTAACGTTCTCCAAATCCTGTTAGTCTTCTGATTTCACCACGACAAATTCCTAGATCCCGTAGTTGTCTTTCTGTCATATTCATTAATTGATAGTATGCAGTTCTATTAGCCATGTAGCTATGGTATTTATTTAGTAATTTTTTTATCATTTTATTTCTCCTTTTAATGACTAAAGGAGTTATATCACAACTAGTTATAACACAAAAGTGTTATTATTGCAACCCTGTTATGCTTTTGTTTTTGTTTTACTTAATGCTGATGCACCCATAAAACCTAAAACTACACCCATCTGTGCTACAAGAAAGGTGTTAAGAAACCCTGCTGCAGACTCCATACGTGGTATATTAATAATAGGTGTAAGTAATATTACTACAGTTACAATAGTTGTACCCATAGCTAACCATGCCATAGTACGTTGCGTGTCCATCATTTTATCTTCGTTCTCTAAACGTATCCATCGCTCGTGTCTGTCCAGCTCTTCATCAGTAATAATGCCATCACCATCAGTGTCAGCTACTGCGTACTTGCTATCTGCTTGTAGTTTTTTTGACATTACTATTCCTCGTGTTTAGCAAAGGCTGATCCAGTAAGTATAGCCCCAAATGCTAAGTGAAACAAACCACCACCCATAAGAGTAAAAGGATTGTGCTGACCTGTTAACTTTTTCATTAATTCCATTTGAACCATTGGCTCAGTAGTAGAATTAATAATATCCATAAACTGCGATATGTCTGGTCTATTAATACCGTACCATATAGGTACAAACATAAAGTCATAAAAACATATTAATAGATATATTATTAATGCAGTCCACCGCCAAGTCATAGTAGACTTCTGTTGTGCGGTAAGTTGTTTACTCATTTAGATACAAGGAGGTGTACACATTTGTACTTTAGCCCCATATACCATTATACCTACTAGTATTGAAATTATTAAACCTATCCAAATCCATTTATATTTAATCATGCTTCTTCTCCATAAGGATTAAATGCAAAACATTTAGCTTTTACATAGTGGCCTGTAGTCAGTAAACCCTGTGCTACTAACTTTATTTGTTCTTCACACTCTGCTTCTGTCTTAAACAAATGGTTTTTACGTATCATAACATCGCAAGATGTAGGGTCAGTAATAACTGAACAGTATAGTATTACTGCAAGAAACAT